TAGACGTAAGCATCGTAGTGTTACACAAACAGATTCAAAAATCAGAGTTAATGTAAATATTGTTTTTAAGTAAAATTATGTGTACAATTGTATTTAATTAAGGAGGTTTGTATGAACTTACTAAAAGATTTGTGGGCACACTTGAAAGAGTGGTCTGATTGGAAAATGAAAGATTGGATTAAAGCTGCGATTGTAGCGATAATCGTAATAGTTATCATAGGAGCAATCTAAAATTTTATGTGGCAGTTATTAGCTAAACCTTTACTTGGCGTCGTCGCAGATGGCGTCAAGGGTTTTGTAGAAACAAAGAAAGCAAAACAAGAATTAAAACTTACAACAATCAAAGCAACGCAAAAACTTAAAGAAGACCAGATTGCTGGTAAAGTTGCATGGGAGCAAAGTGCCGTTGATCAAATGAAAGGATCGTGGAAAGACGAGGTAGCCTTAATTGTTTTACTACTTCCAGCAGTTTTAGTATTCACGCCCTTACAAGAACATGTACACAAAGGTTTTCTCGCTTTACAAGACCTACCGTCGTATTATCATAATTTGTTATACATTGCGATTTCTGCGAGCTTCGGCATCAAGGCAGGTTCTAGTGCGATAGGTATGTTCAAGAAAAAATGAAAAAAGGACAAAGAAAAAAAGTTAAAAAAGTAGCTAAAGCTTTGAAAAAAGCATCTAACACACATGCTAAACAAGCAAGAACTTTACAAAAAGTAATTAGAGGAAAGTAATGCCTTTAAATAAAAAAGGTAAAAAAATAATGAAGTCGATGGAGAAGACTTATGGCAAAGATGCCAAAGCTGTCTTCTACGCTTCTAAAAATAAAGGAGTAATCAAAGGTGTCGAAAAAAAGAAAAGATCCACTAAAAGGAACAGGAAAAAAACCAAAAGGTAGTGGTCGTCGCTTATACACAGACGAGAACCCGAAAGACACGGTTAGGATAAAATATGCTACTCCTGCCGACGCTAAACGAACTGTAGCAAAAGTTAAAAGAATTAAAAAACCTTTTGCTAGGAAAATACAAATATTGACGGTTGTAGAACAAAGAGCTAAGGTCGCTGGCAAAAATAAACAAGCTGCTATTGCTAAAAAAGGCAAAGAAGCTATTAGAAGATCGAAAGGAAAAAATAGATGAAGTTAGCTCACAATACTAGAGTTATTCAATACTCAAATCAAGGGCATTATGGTGTTTATATTTTTGAGAATTTATTCAATGAAGACTACTTAAATGTTATGTTAAATAGAACCCTAGAGGTGACAGAGGGTGACCCCATGAAAAGACGCACAAATGTAAAAGCGGATATGACCTGGTATCAAGCTTTAATGGATGATGAAGTCTTTGAACCTTTTGTAAAGACAACCACTAGTCTTTTGCAAACATGTTTATTACTAAGAACTCCTCATTGGCAAAGAGGTGTTGAGATAAATTTTGTAGATTTTTGGGGAATGAAATTTAAAAAAGGTGACCAATCAATATTACATACTCATGTTGGACAGATGTTCTCTGGTGTTTTTTACATAAGGTCAGAAGATGAAACTCAAATTTGTTTTCCAGATTTAAATCACGCAGAGGTAACTAAATCTAATACGCTATATTTATTTCCTGGAATGTGTCCTCATTACTCAACAGAATCACAATCAGAAATACCACGAGTAGCTTTGTCTTTTAATATTTTAGTTAACCAAGGAGGAGAAAAATGGATAGAGGAAGAAGATGAATAACGAAAGATTATTAGAATCAGTAAAAAAACACGAAGGTTATCGTAATAAGGTTTATCTAGACACGCTAGGAAAGCGCACTGTTGGCGTAGGTCATTTGTGTGTTGAAGACTTCTGGGAAGACGATAAAGAATATGATGAAAAATTCTTAATGGATATTTTACTTGACGATTTACAAAACGCAATCAAAGGGGCAAGAGAATTAAAAGAAGAACATGATTGCACAGATATCGATGAGATAGCGCAAGAAATAATCGTAGAAATGGTATTTCAGCTTGGCAAGAATGGTGTATCAAAGTTCCGTAACATGTGGAAAGCATTAGCAGAAAAGAACTATATTGGCGCAAGTTTTGAGATGCTAGACTCACGTTGGGCAAAACAAACCCCTAATAGAGCAAAATCAATGGCAGAATTAATGAAATCATGCGGTTAGAAAACTTTTTTTCTTATTATAAAAATGAACTAAAAGCTAGACAAGAGGTGATAAAAGACGCTATAGCTACAGGTGTAAAAGATTGGGATACATATCGATACATGATTGGTAGGTATAATGGTCTAAAAGAAGCTGAACAGGAACTCACGGACCTGCTTAAGAAAACGGAGCTAGAAGATGAGTAAATTAATTGTGCCAAAACATGTATGGGATGGCAAGGCTGTTGAAAAACAGAAGAAAGAGATAGAAAAAGTACCTAACCCGACGGGGTATAGGATTGTATTATTCCCTCTTAAATTAGATAGTAAGACAAAATCAGGTATAATATTGACAGATGAAACTGTCGCTGAGTCTCAAATAACTACTAACATTTGTAAAGTTTTAAAAGTAGGACCTGATGCTTATAAGGATAAAGACAAGTTTCCCACTGGTCCATGGTGTAAAACGGACGATTGGGTATTAATTACTCGCTACGCGGGATCTAGAATTAGAATAGACGGTGGTGAGTTAAGGATTATTAATGACGATGAAATACTGGCTGTCATTGATGATCCAAGAGATATATTGCCAGCTAACATATTATAAACATGGAGAAGTCTATGCAACCACAAGTGCAATCAGAGCAAGATAAGATGGTACCGATAGATACTTCGGGCGATCCTGTCGAGATAGAAGTAAAAGAAGAAAACAACAAGGAGCAGGCTCAGCCTAATCAACCTGAAGTTCAAGTTGAAGAAGCTCCTATAGTAGAAGAACCTAAAAAAGGTAAAGAAGAAGAATTAGAAGATTATTCTGCTTCAGTTAAACGTCGTATAGATAAGTTAACACGAAAAATGCGTGAAGCTGAAAGACGTGAACAGGCTGCTATTGAATACGCTAAAAACGTAAACGACAAGTATAAACAGGCTGTTAATCTTGGAGCACAGAAAGATGAACACGCTATAAAAAATATTGAGGATAAGTTAGTTACACAAGAAGCTTTTGCTAAAAGAGCGATGGAAGCTGCTATGCAAGCAGGTGATGTTAACAAACAAGTTGAAGCTCAACAGGAGATAGCAAGATTAGCTATAGAAAAAGAACGTGTAAATGTTTCTAAACAAAAACGTGAAAGAACAAAAGGTCAAGAATTTCAAGGCGAACCTATGCCTGAAATACTACAACAAAATGTTCAACAAACTAATCAACAGTCTCAACAACCTGTTCCAGAACCAGATCCAAAAGCAACTGAATGGGCTTCTAGAAACGCATGGTTTGGTAAAAACAAGGTAATGACGTACGCTGCCATGGGATTACATGAGGAATTGGTTGAAGAAGGATTTGACGCATCGACAGATGAGTATTATACTGAGATAGATAAACGAATTGCAAAAAACTTTCCTCAACAAGGAAATCAAACTAGACCAACTCAAAAAGTTGGTTCTGCAGTAAGAACATCGTCCACTGGACGCCGCACTGTGAAGCTCACACCATCACAAGTAGCGATCGCAAAAAAACTCGGTGTGCCACTTGAAGAGTACGCAAAACACGTGAAGGAGGCGTAAATGACTACTAAAGGAATTAAAAATCTAACACGCAAACAAGAAACCCGTGAAAAGGTGACTCGAAAGAGGGGATGGGTTCCTCCATCAAACCTTGACGCACCAGAACCACCAGAAGGTTTTCACCACAGGTGGGTACGATCCGAATATCGTGGTCAACAGGATGAAAAAAATGTCATCGGTAGATTACGAAGTGGATACGAACTTGTAAGATCAGATGAGTATCCCGATAGAATGGATTTACCAGCTATCGAAGATGGAAAGTACAAAGGCGTGATAGGAACAGGAGGGCTTCTTTTGATGAGATGTCCAATCGAAGTAAAAGAGGATCGGGACGAATACTTCCGTAATCTTACTAACGATAAGACAAAGGCCATTGAAGAGGACCTACATAAAGACGAGCACCCCGCGATGCCGATCTCACAAGATAGGCAGAGCAGAGTAACATTTGGGGGCAAGAAGTCTTAATTAGTAAGATCATTGTCTCTGAAATAATTTAGGAGACTACTATGGCTAACATAGACCAAGCGTTTGGTTTAAGACCAATAGCTAAAGTTGGTTCTGCCCCAGGCGGAACTACTGGTACAACTAAATACTCTATTGCAAGCGGAGCAAGTGGCATATTTACTGGAGATCCAGTTAAACAAGCAAACGACGGAACAGTCGTTGTAGCAACAGCTGGCGACGCTATAAGAGGAGTATTTATGGGATGTTTTTACACAGACCCAAGTACATCAAAGCCTAGATTTAATAACACGTTCCCTAACGGAACGGCTGCATCTGATGCGATAGCATTTGTAGCTGATGATCCTCATCAGTTATTCATTGTTCAGCAAGATTCAGACTCAACAAATCTAGTAGCTGCAAATTTAAACGAAAACTGTAATCTAGTTTTCGGATCTGGTAGCACCACTACGGGTATATCAGGTGTTGAAATTGATTCGAGTTCCAAAAATACTACGGCTGCACTTCAAGTGAAGTTGATTGATTTTTATGACACTCCGAGTAACGACGCGACAGCGAACAACTCGATCTTTGTTGTAAAGATTAACAACCACGAACTGAATGGTGGTACTGGTACAACTGGTAGCTCGTAAAAGGCGAATAGGAGACTACTATGGCTATTAATAGAGCCCAACTGGCGAAAGAACTAGAACCAGGCCTAAACGCCTTGTTCGGAATGGAGTATTCTCGTTATGAAAACGAGCATGCTGAAATATTTGACCAAGAGTCAAGTGACAGAGCTTTTGAAGAAGAAGTAATGTTAGTTGGCTTCGGCGAAGCTGCTGTAAAACAAGAAGGTTCAGCTGTACAGTTTGATACTGCACAAGAATCTTTTACAGCAAGATATTCTCATGAAACTGTTGCGTTAGCATTCAGCTTAACTGAGGAAGCAGTCGAAGATAACTTGTACGACACTTTATCTGCTCGTTACACGAGATCATTGGCACGTTCAATGGCATACACAAAGCAAACAAAAGCAGCGAACATATTAAACAATGCGTTCTCAACTGCTGGTGGTGATGGTGTTTCATTAGTAAACACTGCACACCCAACTGCTTTAGGTGGAACTTTCTCAAACAGAAGTTCAACTGATGCTGACTTGAACGAAACTTCATTAGAGCAAGCAATGATTGATATTGCAGGCTTTATCGATGAAAGAGGACTAAAAATTGCAATGCAGGGAAGAAAATTAATCATCCCAGTAAACATTCAATTTGTAGCTGATAGAATATTAAATTCTACCCTCAGAGTTGGTACGTCTGACAATGATATCAACGCACTCAGAAACATGGGTATGCTACCAGATGGTTATACAATTAACCACTATCTATCTGATACTGATGCATACTTCATCAAAACTGATGCTACTAATGGATTCAAACACTTTGTAAGAGCACCTCTAACCACTGGTATGGAAGGTGACTTTGACACTGGAAACATGAGATATAAAGCACGTGAAAGATACAGCTTTGGTTTCTCAGATCCACGTTGTGTATACGGATCTCAAGGTTCATAAGAATAACTTCTTGATCTTTCCAAGGGAAAAGGGCGCTTGTAAGAGCGCCTTTTTTTATTTATACTATAAGTAAGTATCCTAGATTAATTTAGTCGTGCACACTGGCTAGGCAGACGTGTATAGAGACTGCATGACGAGGGCTATACAACCAAGGAGGCAATATGGCTAACCCACATTTTCAGAACATGATCTTATGGGCTGGTAACACAGATGTTACGGAGCAGAAAAAAGATCAACCAATGTTCATGCCATATCCATCAGATCAAACTTTCTATGGATATTTTAACGACTTCATGACGTACACTGCAACTGACTGGACGATTACATCAACAGACGGTGGCGGAGACTCAGGTGAAGTTATACAAGCTACCAGCTCGGCTGGAGGGGCTTTATTAATTACAACTAATGATGCTGACAACGATTCAGAAGAGTTACAACTTAAAGGCGAAGCATTTAAACTAAGCACAAGTAAAAAAGCTTACTTCTCTGCAAGATTTAAATTAAGTGATGCAACAGAATCTGACATGCTATTAGGCTTAGCAATCACAGACACAACTGCGATTGATGGAGTAACTGATGGTGTGTTTTTCAAAAAAGATGATGGCGACACTAGCTTAGACTTTGTTGTAGAAAAAGACTCCACTGAAACTGCAACTGCAGCTGTAGGAACTGTAGCAGATGATACATTTATCACTGCAACTTTCTTTATTGATCCAGATAGATCTAAAGTCTATTACTCAATTAACAATGCAGCACCAGTTGGTGTAGTAAATACAAATTTACCAGATGATGAAGAGTTGACTGTAACTATCGCTGTACAAGCGGGAGCAGCAGCAGCTAAATCATTAACTGTAGATTACGTAAGCGCTATAGTTGAAAGATAGGAGTTAACAATGTTTGCTCTTAAAAATAAAGAACTAACCGCTAGTGGTCAGGTAACAACTAAAGTATCGGCAGGAACTAATACACTTAGTGCTCCAGCTAGAGTTGTTGGACTTAACATTAGATGTGGTGGTACTTTAGGCAAAGTTGATTTGATAGATAATGGTTCAGGTGGAACTGTTAAATTTACAATTCCTACTCCAGCTATAGGTGCAGGTGAGGATGAAATTTTACAAGTTACGTTTCCTGATCCAGGATTAAGATTTGAAACTGATCTGTTTGTATTCTTTAATCAAGCTACACATGTAGAAGTATTGTATGGCTAGAAAAAGAGATAAGCAACCACCAAAAACAAAGAAGTATTTCCGCCCCACAAAAAAAGGGGCGGGAATGACTAAAGCTGGTGTAGCCAAATATAGAAGAGATAATCCAGGTTCTAAATTAAAAACAGCTGTAACAGGAAAAGTTAAGCCTGGGTCAAAAGACGCAAAGCGTCGTAAATCATTCTGTGCTAGAAGTGCAGGACAAATGAAAAAATTTCCAAAAGCAGCTAAAGATCCAAACTCTAGGTTAAGACAAGCTAGGAGACGTTGGAAATGTTAAGAAACTTTCTTTTAATGACTTTACTTGTATTTATAATAATATTTGCAATATTAAAATCTGCTTTTGGTGAAACTAACACAGTGTCATCAACAGTGGTTACAAACAATACACCACCTACTGCAAACTCACCTAGTGTTGTTGTAAACAACTCTGATGTTTGTAAGACAGCGGTAGCGGGTGCCGTGCAGACCCAGATCCTCGGAATTTCGTCTGGAATTACGGTCACTGATGAAAACTGTGAAAGAATAAAACTAGCAAGATCATTATACGCGTCAGGAATGAAAGTGGCATCTGTGTCAATATTGTGTCAAGATCCACGTGTTTGGGACAGCATGACTATGGCAGGAACTCCATGTCCGTATATGGGTTCTATTGGTCAGGATGCAGAAACTGGCTGGAAAGAGAATATGGATATGATTCCAGAGGGTAGTGTGATCTATGCAAAATGGAATGATGAAGTAAATAAAATAAAAGTAAAAGAAGGAGCTGAAAGCGATGGAGCAAAACTGGCGAAATTTATTATTGCTGCTATGGTTATGCACTCTGGTATCGTTACCTTCTTCCCTTAGAGCTGAGTGTCCAGTAACTGCTACAGGACTATGTACACCTGGAGTAGAAGAAACAATCGTAATAACAGAAACAGAATCAATAGAGTATGAAGCTGACGGTCATACTGTAACTACAACTACAACGACAGATACCACTACAGTTACAGTTACAAACCAAGACTCAGGTGATATTTTAGATGGCACTAATGGCTATGTAATCCCTAATAAAGAGGGTGATATGGATATTGACTGGGGTGGGCAAGGCCCTGCAAATATGCCATCTGGCAATAATTGTTATCAATTAGGTTCAGATAAATGTGCACAAATTACAGGTAGTGGCAATAGCACAAGTAGTATGGGTGTGCCTGGTATGGGCACCACATTTATAAATACAATAGATATATCAGAGCTTGATATAGAAAATGGTGGCCGTACAAACTACACAATAAAGGTAGATAAACGAGATTCGCAGGATAGAATTTATATGCATATTACAGGACGTAATGGCAAAACAGACATATTTAGTGGCACTGATATACTGTCAGAATCTGGTGTAACTAGTGGATATCAGGAATATACAGGTGGTTTTGATTTTGCAGGAACTATAACTTCTATAATTGTAGAGGTTGGAGGTCGTGATATTAATTTAGCGATAGGACCGCTATTTGACGATGTAACTGTAAATGTCTTGTACAACGTTGTATCTACAATAGTTACACAATCAATTACATCTGTTGAGATGTGGGTAGCTTACGGTGGTAGCACAGAAACAGAAGTCATAGATATTGTAGAAAATATATTTGATCACAATGATATTGTCGTACCAGAATCACCTGGTGAGGACATGTTTTTTGAGCCAGAGTTTGATGAACCTGACATGGAAATATCTTACGAAACTGTAGAGATGGAAATGGAGATACCTAGTTTTGAGATGGAGTTACCTGAGATGGAGATTGAAATGCCTGAAGTAGAGGTGGCTGTTGTAGAAATAGAAATGGAAATGGAGATGGAATTAGAGCTAGAAATGCCAGCGCCAGAGCCAGAAATGACAGAAGAGATTGAAGTTGCTCCAGAACCAGATACAATGCC